CGAGAACAAAACTATGATAAATCAATGTTTGATATGTCGAAATCTGATGATCTTGAACTAGCTGGAATTAAGAATTATAAGGTAGTTTTACCTCATATCTCGTTATCTAAAATTAAAGCGGATTGCCGAAAGCACAACATATATCCAATTTCCTCAGACAGTCGATTAACCGACTGGCCTCTGGAATTGATTCAAACCAAAGACCATAACCTAGTATACGATATATCGTATCAAAATACTCTTGACGGAACACATATAGTGATTCCGTCTAGAGCATTAGGAAGTAAAGATGGCAGGGATGAAAATGAAAACAAATAAAAAGACAAATAAGTCTAACAATAATAATAAAAAACAAAATGGGGGAAATAGAAAAGGAGAAACAGCCTTCAATGGGCCCAAAAGAACGGTTAAAGTACAAAATGAGTTGTATAATCTAAATTCACATAAAGCCTCTAAATCTTATAGAGATGCTCTTTTAGAGCCTTTCTCTGATGCAGCTATAGGCTGTCGTGTACCAGATCAATATTTCTGTCCGACAGTTACCTATGCAGTCAGAGAATTTTTGTCTCTAAAAGTTGATGGTAATGGGAGTTTTGATTGTGTCATAACACCTAATCCTTTGTTTGTTGCTTGGTCTTCACGCAATTCGATTTCGAATGGCTCGACTTTAGTAACTAAGGATGGTGGACAATACACTTTTGCTCAGTACATTAATCCTCCTTCTGGTTTATTCAATAAATTATCTTCTTATCGAATAGTTTCTTGGGGAGTACGTATTAGACAGACTCAGTCTATAAATGTGACACAAGGTACCGTAACAGCTGCATTATATGTGCCAAAAGATGGCTTAATGCATCCAGCTGCCGGTGCCACTAACGGACCTATAGGTGGTCAAAATTCTACTGGATTTAATGCTGGTACCTCTCTTGCGAATTATATTCAAGATGCGGGGTTACCCAACACTGCCGGTGGACAGATCGACATAGGTTCACTTGTGGACTTTCCTTATCACATGCGTGCATCCTGTGTAAATGCTGCAGAGAACACTTACGAGATTTCTCCTAAGTTATGTTCTCCTACAGCCTTCCACTTTAGGGATTCTAATGATTCACTCTTTGGCAGTGACTTGACTGCGCAAGGCTCTCTTGTATATGTACAACCTGGTGACGCATCTTATCTTTTAACAGATGGATGGACTAATATTGTTGTCGCTGGAACTGGCTTAGTTGCCACTTCTGTAGGCGCCGTCGATATCGAGATTGTATATAATATAGAAGGTAATCCTTTTATATCCGCCGGAACTGGTCTCGGTGGTACTAGCATTGCTGTTGCAACAGGTGTTAAATCTGTCTGTGATCCATTAGGTGCTCTTATGGCTCAAGCTGCTTTAGATTGTCAGCCTGGGTTCAAATTATTAAACTTAGCTAGGGTTGCCTTCAAATCTTTTGGAGGTCCCAACTAATTAAAAAAAAACTTGTTATTGTTGG